AAACCAAAGTTCCGCCAATATCGGATTCAGCCCTACCGTCGGAGAATTTGCCGGAACCCGACACGACTTCAGCAATGCGGGAGCCTGCCGAGTTGTAAACATAGACCCTCAAAGTCACTGTGTTATCGTTGTCGACCGCTCCAGAGACTACGATCGACACTGCTGCGGTATCCGGGTAATACATCCAAGGGCTATTGAAAGCCCCAAAGCTTGTCCCGCTTGCTGCCACTTGTCCGTAGTAGGGTACCGTTACCGAATTGCCCCCAATCTTGAGGGTGTCTACTGAGGCATTGGCGATTTTTGCGTTGGTTATACTCGCATTGGCAATTTTCGCTTCGGTTATGGCAGCATTGGCGATCTTGGCGTTGGTGATATTGCCGTCCGCAATTTTTGCCGCAGTGATGGCGGCGTTTGCGATTTTGGCGTTGGTGATAGCCGCACTGGCAATTTTGGCCTCAGTGATTGCTGCAGTCCCGATGACTGCTGAGTTAATGAACACCTGGCCCCCTGAGATAGTAAAGGGCGATACCAGACCAGACCCGTTCGGGTCGATAACCACGAACCGATTAGCAGCCACGACGACCTGGGACTCCACAACTCCTTTATTGTTTTCCACCCCAACACCAAGAGACGCAATATAAGTCTTGCCATCAGAAGACCGCACTGCAGTCTTGATAGTATACATGGCAGAGAGCTTATTATTGGTATCGGCCAGGGCTTGTGACTGAGTTTGAACTGCCGCACTAGCCGAGTTGGCAGTGGAGTTGGCCGCATTAGCCGTTGCTTGAGCCTGGGCTGCAGCATTTGCAGCGTCAATAGTGGCTTTATCGGTAATAGCTGCCCAAGTGGAGCCATCCCAACGTCTTGGAGTATTTGTCCCATTTGTGGTATCGATCCACAACATATTCGGCTTGCGTTGTTCAACTGTCGGGGTAGCCGATTGGATCAGAACACTCGTAACTCCATCGACCGCCGCGGCTGCATCAGCTGCAGCTTGTTCTGCCGCCGCCTGAGCTGCGGAAGCCTCGGCCGAAGCGGTATTGACCGTGGCGACTACCGTGTTCATCTGGTCTGCCAGAGATTGCGTCTGGGTAGCTCGAGTTTGGCTTTCGGCAACGATTGCCGCGGCGTTATCTTCAACAGTAGCCTGCACTGTCTGTAGCTGAGAAGCAAAAGCCGTATCAGCTGAAGCCCGAGTTTGGGCCTCTGTGGTAATTGCTGCGGTATTGGCTTCCACCGAAGCGATCAAATTATTGATGCGAGTTGCCTCAGAAGCCAGCTCGCCATCCAAGTTAGTGACCGAAGTTTCTAATTGGTCTACTTCAGCGGCAAGAGCAAGCACCATGTCTCCTAACGAGGCATAGTCACCGATCTTAGTCCAGTAAGTAGCATTCGGCGGCGGAGTATTTGCAGGCACCGATGCAATAGCTTTCCAAATAGCCCCGTCATATTTGACCAGCTCGTCTAGTACGTATGTTTCTAAGGGGTCATAGTCTGGAGCCCCTTGAATTTCAGCGACCTGGGCGGCCACGGTATCAATCTGGCCTTCGAGAGAGGTGCGGACGATGCCGAGCCGAGCGTCCACGCTGTTTGGGCCACTTCCGCTAATCAGTGCAATTTCATCGAATAGAGATTGCCCCAAGTGAGTCTGAGTTACCTTACCAACCAGGTAATCCAGAATAGCCGTAGAATCAGTGCTGCTTGTGCCTTCTACAGGCCCAGACCAAGGGCCAGTATTCCCCGTTTTATCGACGAGGCGAGCCCAGAAATAGAAAGTGACGCCGGCTTGAAGGCCAAGCAAGTTCATATCACTTTGCGGATAAGCGTAGTCCCCCAACTTAGTGGCACTTTCAAAAAGATCGCTTTGGGAATACCATAGCTCAGTCCGCTGGGTACGCTGAGCATCCAAAGTGTTGGGGAACCCCCATTTTACTCGAATACCAAATACCATGGCTTCGGCAGTAAGGAAAGTTAGAGCGGATGGTGGAGCCCCGGTAGCATCGAGCTCAGTCTCTACTGAAGAGGCCCAGATAGAGGCAATATCGAAAGAATTGATGGCCCGAACTCTAGCAGCATATCGCCCTTCAATAATGCCTTGCACTTCAAAACGAGTAGTGCCAGTTCGGCCAGCATATACCCAATCACGTTCATTCATTCGCCATTGCACTTCATAGGCAATAGCCCCTGGAGCCGCATCCCAGGTGATTTCCATAGTAGTGAGAGCGAGGCCTTGGCTTACTGCATAATCGGAGGCCAGAGCAATATTTGTCGGCGGAGGCTGAACGCTTGGCGGGATAGAAGTAATAGGCGGCAAGTCGATACGGGTATTCGTATCGATGGCGTTATACTTTCCATCAATATGCTGAGTTGCTGTAATCTCGTATTCTGCTTTACCGTTTTGGAAATTTTCACGGATAGACAGAATGCGGAACCGCTGAGTCATCAAAGATGGGCTATCGATAGCCCAAATAGACTGAAGTGGCGGCAATTCAACCAATGGGCTAGATAGAGTCACTTCTTGGAGCAAAGTGCCCTCATCAAAAGTAATCTGAGTGCTATCCCACTTGATAGTAGTCTTGTCCCAGGTAGTTGCAGCCAATACGGTTTGAATCGTCCGGGTAACCGGAGAGCCAGATTGGTTGATAACCGTAATCGAATCACCTGGGCTAACTTCTACCCCCATATCTAGTACAAGAGTAGTCAAAGTGGCATTATGAAGGCGCCCGCCAATTCGTCGTCCGGCACGGCTGTTATCGGCAATACGAACTACTTGGCCTGGGCGAACAAGTACCCCGTCCATACCTACGTTAAAGTTTACTGTTTCGGTTTCCAGCTTATTGGTGAGTAGAGCCCAGCGGCCGAGGCGTTGAGCTTGCCCTTGGCTAGTACACCCAAAAGCCGTTATCTGGGTCTCACGGTGGCCGTAGCGGGCCAAGCTCTCCCGATCTTCTACATACTCCACTTTTGCCCGATAGAAGTCAGTCGGGTCATTCCAAGAGACCAAGGCGACGCTCAGCCGGGACTTACGGCTTGTGCCAGAATACCGGAATTTACCATCTACTACGTTGGCATTCGTGTAAGTATATACTGGGTCGTCAGGCATATCCGCCGAGGCTACAACGGACCCGCCTCCCCAATAGGCCATGCCTCGGAAAATACCTGCGATGTCTTGCAAGACTTTTAAAGCATCTTGGCGAGTCTGCAAATAGAGGTTGCAGACAAAGCGGGGCTCAAGCCCGCCTTTGCCATCCGCTACTTCGGTATCGCAATACTGGGCAATCCGATACAGCTCCCACTTATCTACTTGCCCAGCTTTAAGAATATGTCCTAAGCCGTATCGGTCATTGAGAAGTAGGTCGTAGTATACCCAGGCTGGGTTATTGGAATACGCAATTTTAAAGGTGCCATTCCAGACTCCAGTGTAAGTCCGAAGATCAGGGTCATAATTCGTAGGTATACGAATTAAGCGCCCCTTTAGGTGGTAGGCTCGACGAGGAATTTTAGAGAATTGGCGGGCATCAAACTGTAGACCCACCAAAGCACTATTTGGGTATCGAAATTTGGCGTCAATTATTTCAGTGACGGCTTCGATGTTCATGGTATCAGCGATTGTGCCACTGGTCTCATTAGGAGTCAAGCGGCGTATCCGAATCGTCCAGCCCACTGTTGAAGCTGGCAAGTCGATTCGATGGCTTCGCTCATACTTGGTAGTAGTCTTGCCGGAGAAAGCCGTTTTGAGGACTTCGACATAGCTCCCACCAACTTCGGCCACGTCGATTGCGTATTGAACGGTATAGCCCCCAGTATCGCCAGTCGAAGGGTTCTGCCGGGCAAGACGGGGTGTTGACAGGCGAATCCGTACTGCCGAGAGCTGCAAGTTGGTTATCGATCGAATCCAGGGCGCATCGGAGCGTAGTTCCACCCCAACAGCTGTCTCGTTTTCTACTGCCGGGAAACCAGTTATATAGGATTGCAGCTGAGAGCCTTTCCGCTCATTCAGGGTCACGCCCTCAAAGTTAAGCGCTTGACCATCAGAGCTCAGGGGAGTCTCATCAAGAAAGACAGACTGCAGTCCATTAACCAGCCCAAAAATTTCACCCTCAGACACCAGGTCCAGAATTCGAGCATAAGCCACGCTATGCAAACTGTCAGGGGCCTCAACTGGAGTACGCGGTTTATCGCTTCCACCTTTGGCCCCCTTGATAATCATATCAGTCATGACTTATCCTCGGCATAAATACCGGCGCTGATTACTGCACTACCAACAATCATCTCGCCGTAAAGAAGGGGTACAGGGTTGCCCTGGGCCGATGTATTTACCGGGCCGTTAAAAGAATAACTTGGTTGATTGTCTGGAGAATCCCCTGAGCCAAGGCCTTGGGGCTGAGGGGATAGCATTTGAGCTACGCCACCCATTGTAAGAGCCAGGCCCACGTTAAAAAGAGGGGGGTACCAGATAGAAGCTACCATTAAGGCGACACCAATAATGGTCTGTACAAGACCACCGCGTTTACTGCCTTCAATAATTGGAGCTATACGGATGTCAGAGGACCCGACTGGGTCACGAAGACGCGTCTCATCGATATTTTCTTGCCCAATGAAGACGCTAAAAGTGAGTCCTTCGTTTCTGGACTCCAGCATGAACTTCTCAAACCCCGGAATGAGAATCGCCAAGGCTTTTAGGGCCTCGGCGGTATTGTTTACGGCCAGCTGGTGTACTCGACCGAATTTAGCCCCCAGCTTTCCGTATAAGCGGATGGTTCGAAGCTGCTGCATTTTTGTGTCTCCAATATCCTACAGTTACATCAGCCCAATATCCGCCATAAGTGTCTCGACGGCTCAAACGCCCATAGAGATGATGCAAAAGCATATGGTCTTGTGGGTAGCATGGTTCCGACTCGAGCTGGCCGTCTTCCAGGTATATACCAGCGTGGTTCGGTACCGGGCTGCGGATTTGCATTAGCACAATATCACCATGCTGCAAATCCTTAACCTCAAAAAAGCCGGCTTTTGGCAACAGCTCTCGATAATAGTCTTTACCAGTATCCCACCAGCCGTCTTCTCGGTCGTAATCTCCCAAGTCGATATTGAACTCCCGCTTGTAAAAATCCAGAACAATGGTAAGGCAATCTAAAATGCCATGGTGAAACTCTCGTCCAATTAGCGGGGCTTGATATCCTTGCGGCTTAAAGCAGGCCAATGCAATACCAATGCCGTCTCGGACTTCTTGGATATACCAGGGCACTTGAGTCTGCTCGCATCCTACTTTGTCTGCCTCAGACATGATGGCAGGATAATCTGGGTGGCTATGCACTACCCCGATTATTTGACCAGCATCTTCCGCTTTAGCCCATTCGGCTGCATCAATTCGAAAATGTTCATTAGCGGTAGTAGCTGAATTGGTGCAAGGGAAATACACGGGAGTATCATCCATTTGAACCAACAGCCCACAGCACTCTCGCGGGTATTCAGCTTCCGCGTGATGCAGAACGGCTTCTCGAAAATCATAGTTCATCTGATAAGACCTGCAGCAGGGAAAGACCCATAAGGAAGTTCAGCAGTTGCCCCAAAACGAAGTTTGCAAGAAGATACTCGGCCTCCGCACTTATCTTGGGATGCGTCGGTGGTGATGATATCAAACTCCGTTGCTACGGGCGGACCACTATACCCACAATATGGCCCACGATACCCACCGATAGTCAACCAAGCACAAGAGTTGGCGATAATTTGACGGCGTGGCAATTGCTGGCCTTCGAAGTCAAGAGCTGAAGCCAATTCAAATTGGACAGTTGTATTGTCCTCATAGGCTTTTCGCTCGATATACCAGATATCTGGTACGAATTCCTCGTTAGGATTTGCCGTTGGTTGACCATCAAGGTATTTGGCCAGGGTGCGGCGTCGGGTAACTTGCACCCCAACCATATCTTTGAAATAGATAACTAGAGCAGATATAGACCCTTCGAGGTTGGCAAGAGTTATTGTAGGGACAGCCTGTTTACTATCCCCAGTAACTTCGAAGCCCTCAGCCTTAATCGGCCACGGTTCATAAGTGTTCCCTTGCCAAATTATATTCCCGCCGCCATATCCGTGGAAACGATGAAGCTCTCCGCCTAGTGGAGTGACATCCACTTCAAAAAGTTCAACCCGGTCGCCCGGGCTGAGAGTTTGAATATCCGCTTTGATAGGCATTTATTAATCCGCCGCAATCAGGGGTTGGATGACATCTGCCAGGGTCTCATACCCGAGGGCATTCGGGTGCAAGTTATCGTCAGTGAGGCCAACGGCGATTTCCATTTGTCCGTCAACGTTTACTACACCGGAGAGCGCCGCGGCGTAACCCGTGGCAATCACCGGCCCACTCAATTTGGTGTTTAGCCAAGTATTAATGGCCACGCGTGTCGCATCCCCGGCAGCCAGGTTTTTGCCAGAGGCATTGACGGGCAAGCCTTCAAGCAAAATGAGTTTGAGGGGCTTACGGGCATGCCGAGCGGCTTCAAGCGTCTTGGCCAAGGCCAGGCGTAAGTTGTTGGCCGCGTTAGTTGTCAGGCCAGTAGTCGGCGCCGCCTCGTTGACCGAATATGGCGAGTATACCAAATGAGTCGGTTTGATGAGGTCATAGAAAGCTGAAATAGCTTTTTGATAAGTGGCTGGATATTGGGCATGGAAACTTAGATTTGCGTATTCCACCGGGTTATCCGGAGTAGATACACGCCAGGCTGCAATAGGTACTGCCCCAGCTCCAAGCGGAGAACCTCCCACGCCCTCTACTGTAGAGTCCCCACACATCAGAATTTGCTTACCCGTTTTCTCAGTATAATACTGGATAGTTGGGATGCAGATATTTTGCTCAGTGTTAAGGTTTTGAGTATAGTTGGCTGGGGTAGTCACACCATCAGTTTGTTGGGTACTTGCAGCCATATATCGGATAGCACCTTGACGCCAGTTAGAAATACCCAAGAAAGGATATGTTGCAACCGACCCAGCAGGGTATTCAATGCGGATCAAAATCAGCGGGCGTTGCACGGTAATATCTGTTCGAGTATAGCTAGCAAACTTGAGCTCATCACAGAAAGTGATGGAGGGTAGTTCTACGTCGATTCGTTGTGCCAAGGTGGCCGTAGCTGCGCCGTTCCAAGTCACATCCACCCATTCGCTATCGGGAGCAATATCTACCAACCAGGCCTGAGGTACCCGGTCATTCAATAGCCCGACTTTAACTTTCACACCAGTTACGGCAGCGGTATGCAAATTGGGAAGGCCAATACGGAAGGCCATAAAAGGCGACTCAAGCTCAACAACCACGTTGGTTGTAGTAACCGCTGCAATACTGGCAGTTTTTTGCCGGCCTAAATAATGCTTGGTCAATGTGTTGGTGCGGTATTCCGGAAAGGTTGGGGTAATAGACCCGCTACCGCTGCCAGGCCCGGTCGCTTCAAGGGCTTCTATCCGGACAGTATGATCGGCCACTTCGAGCTCTGCGCTATCGAGGCGTTGACCCAGGGAAGAGGCCGTATTTTGCAGAGTAGAAACTTGCCCTGCTAATTGGCCTGTTGTCGTGTCAATAGTGGAAACTTGTCCAGCAAGGGCGTCTACCTCATTGGCCTTATTTTGGGCGGCAGTGACACGAGTATCCAACTCCTGGAAGTTGGCATTGATTTTCTCACCACCAGTTCGCAGTCCATCCCCGCTGCCATCGTTAGCTTGCGCACCTAAGTTAATGGGTTGAATACTCATGGCTGAAAGTCCTCGTCAAGGTAGATGGTGATTATTTTCTGAGCCCCGATATGCGGGGTTTCAGAATATCGAGCACAAGTAAAAGCTCTCGGTGAAGCTTTGCCTGGTGGAGTCCATAAAAAAGGTAAAGTGCCTTTGTGCCTATCCAGAAACTCTGTGACTTGCTCGGCTTCAGCAAAGGAGCCATCAAATACTAGAGTCCAGTTTTGGACTTTAGTATTTAACCCGTCACCAACTTTTTGAGAATACCCGTCCCCAAATTGAACTACGCGACGACGGAAAGTGACTTCACCTCTAGGCTTAGTTTGTACGGGGAAAGTAAAAGTTTCCATTATCGGGCCCGCCCTTCGCGAATTTTCCAAAGAAGACCACCTGGGCGCATCTCAGATTGCATAGTCTGCATGGAGACGTTTTTCATAGTATCCATGAACTGCTGCATGTCCGAACCTGTCTGACCGTCAGCAGTCGAGCCAACTTCAGCCCCGTTATTGTCGATCTGGAAAACCATCGTCAGGCTGATTTGATCGTTAGCCGAACCGCCTTCCCCCTCTTTAAGAGGCTTTACATTGCCCCCGCTAGTAGAGAGAAGATAATCTCGACCGTTCTCCGAGTACATCTCTGGACCGCGCTCATTGACTTCATAGAGCTTGCGACCAACAGTCGGGCCTCCTGCTGCTCGGCCTGGTACAAATCCAGAAAGATCATAATTTGTATAGCCAGCAGTTGATGCCCCCATAGCAGAACTTGCTGCAGCTCCACCACCACCGCCGAACATAGCTCCTACACCACTTGTAATCGCTCCGAGCCAGCCACTTCCCGATCCACCACCCATAGAACCAAACAGAGCGGAAGTCAGTTGAGCTGCAGCGGCTTCAGCGGCCATCCGCTGAACCACAGTGACAAAACCCTGGAGCATTCCGTCCAAGCCTTTATCGAACGGATCAAACAGGAAATCAGCGAAAGCGTCCTGGACGTTTCGTGCGGCTTGTTTGCCAAGTTCCTCGATGTCGATATATGCGCTTGTCGCCTTGTTCTGCTGTTTCTCATAGGCTTCGGTGACCTTTGCGACAGCTTGCTCGTGTTGCTCTGCCGAAATCACACCGACCATCTGGGCTTCCCAGAGAGTTTCCATCTGAGCCTGGTATTCAGCTGCAGCTTTTTGAGCATCTGTCCACCCAGCCTCTTCGATTGCCGCGACAGATTTGGCCAGGCGCTGACGACGGGTGTACATGTCCTCAATGCCCATCAGCTGGTCATATTCTTTCTGGTACTGCTCATCGAGTCGAGACATAAGGTCCGCTCTGGCGGCAGACTCACCTGTCGTGCTACCCTCGATGATGGCCTTGCGACGTTCATAGGAAGCCTTGAGAGCTTCCTCCTCAGTCAGCAAGTCTTCTACCAGCTTCTCATAATCAGCCTGGCGCTTCTTCTCAGCTGCAGCACTTGCTTTGTCCACGCCATCGGAAGCCTTGGAACCTGGCTTGCCCTTGTCAAGGGCGTATTGAGCCAGACGGTCTTCGGTGTTGGCTTTACGAGCTTCCCGCTCTTTATCGTACTCCTCACGAAGAGCTTGAGCTGCAGCTTGTCGATCGGCATAAGCCTGGACGTCAGCATCTCGCTCGGCAAGGATGGTACCGATCATATCCATCCGAACGCCATCGATCCGCTCCAGAGCAGCTTGATAGCGGGCATTCACCTGGTCTTGAGTATCATCGGTGAAGAGAGCCTTTGTGGCCTCCTTGAAGGAGACAGCAAGGGCTTCTGCCTTGTCAAAGCCTGCCGCGACTTCGACAGTCATCAGCTGGATGAAGGCTCGGACGTTCTCTGGGAAATTCTGGAAGGCGTCCACCAGGAAGCCGACAGTATCAGTGACGAGGCCAGTCCAGTAGTCGGTTTCGCTATCGAAAGCCCCACTGATATATTGTAGGGTAAAGTCGATATCCTCAGACCAGCTCGAGAACTTCATGGCGATAGCCTCCAGCTCAGCTTGAAGCTGGCCGGATTGGACCATAGCGATGAGCTCTTCCAGACCGGCAGTTGCCAAGCGAACCTGGTCGGCAATGAGCTCACCAGCACCTGATGCTGCAATAGCCCGGAACAGGGAATCCCAAGTGTCACCCAAGTTGGACAGAGCACCATCGAGCGACGCAGCTCGACGTTCCATTGCCCCAGCAAATTCGTTGTTGCCGATAGCCATCAGGTACTGCTCAATCTCGGCAGCATTTTTCCCGATGTTGGTGGTAACGCCTTGGAAGGTCATAGAGACTCGGTCGCCTTCAGACGAGGCCTTTATACCGAACTCCTTCAACCGCTCAAATTCACCAGTGGAGGCATCCGCAACCGCTTCGATCATCTGGTTGAGGTCTTTACCCATTGCAGATGCGGTATTGCCATAAGAACGCAGAGCTTCTTCGGAAGGAGTGAGACCGAGGTTTACCAGCTTGGTGAAGCCTTCTACTGCCTGGTTCAGGTCATACGGCGTGGTCGAGGCGAACTCCACCAGGGCTTCGAATGCCTTGGCCGCATCTTCGCTCGAGCCAGTAGCGGTTATAAGCCCGGCATTCAATTTATCGAATTCACGGGCGACATTCACCAGCTTGTTGAGAGCTGTCATGGCGGTGGCAACGGAAGCAACCGGTCCTGCCAAGCGCATGAAAGAGGAGGTGAGCCCATCAGTTGCCCGTTGAGCTCGCCCACCCTGACGCTCGAGAGCATTCAGACGGTTGTTAGCTTGTTGCACCTGGCTGGAGAGAATTTGAATCTCAAGCCTTGCTGTATCCGTCATGTTTGACCCTCCAGTAAATACGGTCGGTTTCTTTTAGCAGGTCGACCTCCCAAGGTTCAAGCTGGATGCGCATCAGCTCCATCCAGTTCCTTATCTCTGTGAAGGTCAAAGTGGCCCCGCAAAAAAGCTCTTGATACCATTCCCAGATATACAAGAGCTCTATTGGTACTTCTGGGGCTTCTTCAAGCTGCTGAGGCTTTCGCCCGGTTACTTTCCATATATGCTGGAGCGACTCTCGAACTGTCTGCTTCCCGCCTTTTGGAATTTGGTTTAGTTCGAACTCGGATCGAGCGAATCGCTTGTATTGCTCGATCCATTCTTGAAAAAAAGTGACCGCCTTGCAGCGACCTGGTTAATGGCATCCTCGATTTGAGGAGCCTCTTTCAGGAACTCCACTACGTTCTCAAAAGTGCACGGCTTGGAAAAACTCCAGCTGATTACCAAAGCGGCAATCAGAGCCCGCTGTTGAGCCAGACGGCGTTCGGACCGCTCAGGCTCAGGCAGTTGGACAATCTCGGCCACCTCGCGACGGCTTTTGTCTTGTGCCAGGCGGAACTCATCCGAATCAATACCACGCACTCGAAGCCAGTGACCGGATTTGACAGTGGTTCCAGGCAAGAACAGAGGGAGCTCTACTCCCTCGTTCGCTACCTGACGGGTGAAGAACGACTCCATATCCGTCATGGACATTTTTACGCCTCCGTACGATCGATGATGATGTTGGTGCCGGTTACCGGATCAAGCAAAGCCTGGAAAGGCATGCTGAGCAGGATCGGGCCTTCACCTGCCACATCCGGTTGACCTCCGGTGTATTTGATACGTGGCAAGGTCACGCTGAGAAGGTTACCTGCACCATCAGGCATCTCAAAGTCCAGCGAGCTTTCAGTCTCGTTGATGAACTTCTCCAGCAGGAGACTGTTCTCGAAGTAGGCCGTCACTTGCCCGGATACGTTCGACCGACCGATAGACGGTCGAATAGACGCCTTGGAGCCAACAACGAACCGGGTTTCGAGACCGTTAGCCACGTTGAGGGTGATTTCAGTCACCACAGCGATTGGCGAGCCATTCTCATTGAGAGAGCCAGTGAAGGAGTCCACCGGGGAAGTGGTAGTGGCATTCTCATAAGTCGCCCCGACGATTTGCACGGTGTCGAGAACCTGGTTCGAGCCCAGAACGCCGAAAGTACCGGTAACCATCGCATTGGCACTGATTTGCAATGCCAAGGTGTTGAACTCAACGCCGGTAAAACGGTGGTAGGGCTTGTCAGCCGTCACAATGTCACCGAAGAAACGCTCAATGGTGAAAGAGCGACGAGTGGTGCCTGCTTTGAGGCGGTCAGTCCCGACTACCGGAGTATCGGCTTCCCAGGTGCCACACAGGACTGCGGCAAGCAAATCATCAAAAGAGCCATAGCTCAGCTCGATGCTGACATCACCGCCAACCTGGTAGGCCCCCTGGCGATAGTCTGCAATCTGACGGTCTTCTCGGAGTTCTTCCGACTGAAGGGCTTCTTTTGAGAGACCGAGAGTGGTCCCGTTATGACGAAGGCGCTTGAATACGGGAGTCGCCGGGGTAACCCCATAGGTCGACTCTTGTACGAAGCGCATGGAGTGGCGGCTACCGTTTGCCATGTCTATGTCTCCTAGATTAATCGATTGACCCGGGATTCCCAGGGAACTGTTACTGTCACGCGATACCAGCCTTCTACTTCACGACCTCTGGAGGTCCGGCTGGGGCGATCGATCGTGACTTCCGTACCGGCATAAACTAATCGCTTTCCGGCGTAAAAGAACCCCGCCACTGCTTCAGCTTTGGCTCGAATAGGCCCATCGCCGGTCAGCAAGGGCCAATTGAGGTCGAGTTGCATGATACCAGCATGAGAATCTTGGCCCTCGGAGCCGAGAGTTGCTACTCGAACATCGGCCGGTAGAATAGTTACTATTCCCCACGGGCTGTTCTTGGGCTTATCGAATTTGGCGTTGTCTTGAGCGTAGGATAGAGTCCCGAAAGGGGACTCCTCTACTCCCATCATTAAAGCTCGACGGATATTGGAAATAGACATTAGACTCCTCCTGCCACAATCGCTCTGGCTTTGGCCTCAACTATTCGGTTCCACATGGCGATATGCTTACGGACCATTCCCTTGCCTCGTTCATTTATACCGCCATCTAATTCAATCTTCTCTGCATAAGGCAGGTTATTGACGAAGAAGACAGTATCCAGCATGCCACCAAGATTTGCCATGGCCTCAAGGACAGTAGAGTCTCCATTGATATCTAGCCGGTCAAGACTGCCATTTGCTCCGCGATTGATAGTGGTCTGCCAATTCCCTCGCAGTCGCCCAGAGTCGACTGGCGTGTCGAATATGATGAGCTGAAAAAGTTCCAGGGCTGAAGCCCTGCGAATCTTGTCAGCATTGTCCATAGCCTTCTTGCCGAACTTCCGAAGATCGGCTTGGAAGTTATTAGCCATTATGGTCTCCGCAACCCGATTGAGTAGATGACTGGAGTCCCGTTGACATTCAGCGGAGTACACCCCAACACTACGAAAGTCCCTTCCCAGAACTCGAGGATATCAGTTGGGCGAGGAGTGAAAACTTCAGTAGGAGGCACGATCATTGTCGAGCTCCAGTTGTCCTGGGTTGTAGAGTCCATCGAGACCTCTACATCCACAAGGGGTGAGCCATGTGCGGCC